CGGAAGTGTTTTTGATTTTTTTGGAATACTCTAATTACACCAGAACCATTAAATGTTCTAATAGCATTTTGTTTTAATAATTTTGTAGGTAAAGTTGCGTTAGTTAAAGTTAAATTACCATTTGCTGATGTATCAAATACTGCTTTCTTAATTGTAAGTTTCATATCTTCCATTTGTTCAGCAGTCCAACTTCTATTGTTGGCAGATTTAAATAAAACACCCATATTAGGTTGTGCTGACACCGTTCTATTTGAACCGATAATTTTATCACCTAATCTTGCAACGTAAGCTGTGTATTCAGTTGAGTCAGAATATAATACAATACAATACTCAATGCCTTCTTGTAAATAAACTGGTGAATCAAAAGTAAATGTTGTAGCAGTAGAACCGTCTGTACTTGTATTTACTTGATTAGAATTTAACCATTTTCTTGCAAAAGGTAAAACCTGTGGACCAGGATAACCATTTACCATATTTCTAATTTCTGCTTTAACAGGTATCGTTGATGATTTAGTTGCAAAGAAAGCGTCAATTGAAGTTATAAAAATACCATCTTCTTCGTCAACCATAAATGATTGTGCTAATGGGTCACCACTAGGACCATCACCGCCTCCGCCGCCACCATTATCATTTCCTCTATCTGGTGGTTGTCTAACTGCAATAACTCTACTAGCGCTTCTAGTAAAACTTCTTGAACCAGTTACCTGATTTCTTACGGTACTTGTTTCTCTACTTGCAATAATAGCTTCTTGTACCGTTTGTTGTAAACCTTTTGCAACATAATCGCCTTCGGCTGAAGTTGCAACATTTGTTCTATCTTGACTATTTGTAGATGAACTTGTTAATCTGAATACTCTATTACCTGTTCGCCATCTAGGGTTTGATGTATTTGTTGGGTCAGGTATTGCAAAACTTCCTTTTACAAATCCGTTAGCGTCTGTAATTAAATTACCACCCGCTGAACCACCATCTGGGGTTACATAAGTTGCTACGTCAATATTATCAAAGAAAGGATAAACTCTTGTATTAGGTCTTAATCCATAACCTTCAAATTCAATTGTTCTACTTCTAATAAATGGCACAAAGGCTACTGATATAACTCTTTCACCTAAACTCTGTCTTAAAGTTTGAGGTACTGCCGTTGTTCTAATACCACTTCTTGTTTGTACAACGTCTCTTGAAGTTGTTTGAACTAATCTATCACCTTGCCAACTAGCATTTGACCTAGGATTACCTGACCAAGAATCTTGCCAACCATTCCATTCTGTACCCATTGGTATAGATGAAATATTACTATTAGTTAATCCTCTTTCTCTTGCTAAGTTATCAAAAGTACCTTGAACATTAGCAACAACTTCTGGTGCTACCTCTGTATCTCTCCATTCATCAATTGGTGGATTTAATTCTACATCACCAATCCAGTTAAATATTAAAAACGGATTTAAGTTTTCTGTTTTAGTAGCAAACGGTTGTTGTAAAAAATTTGTTTCTGTAAATGGTAATGTAATTAAGTCGCCTGTTTTAGCATAATTACCATCTGTTCTATCTGAAGCAAGTATAGCTGTGCCATCATCATCACGTTCCTCTAATTCTATTATATCTTCCGTAAACCACGTTCTTGCCTCACCTCTTGCTCTATCAATTGATAGTTTATAATCATTGTTACCTACATCACCAACATTGTGGCCTGAAAAGTTATCAACGACAAAACCATTTTTAAATCTATCAAAACCATCTGCGTCTTGTATTTGTAAACCTTGAGCGTCTGCTTCTAATAGAGAAAGTTGAGTGTAATATTCTATATTTTTAATTCTTGTTTCAAGATTACCAATGTCTCTCATTGTGTATCTTCTATTATCTTCTTTTTCTATTTTAACATCTTCAGTATCTAAAGTATATGAAGGTATACTTAAAGTTGCCAATAACATATGACCATCTAAATTAGATGGAGATAATGGATTTAAACTTGAAGCACCTTTGACCGTTCTTAATTGGCCTTCTCTTGTTTGAAATAGTTTATCTATTCTGTTTAAATAAAATTCTAAATCTGAAGTTATATCAGAACCAAATTTAGGAACATCAATAGTAGAAGCACCTGTGCCATCATAAGACCTATCATTTGAACCTGAGTCAATTGTACTAGCGTCATCAACTCTTGGTCTAAAATCTAAAACGTCTCTTAATTGAAAAGTTGTACCTAAAGTATCTGAAGTATAACTTGGTATTAATTCATAGTTTACAACACCTGAATATGAATCAACATCAAAGTAATCACCTGAACCGTGAGAAAAGAACTCAAAGTTTACAAGTAATTGACCTGTTGGTACGATTGCACCAGGTTTTAATTTTAATCTACCAATATCATAAAAGTTATCTCTTTGTCCATTATCTAAATCAAATCTATCGGTAACATCTGTATCAGAAGCTGAAGGAACTGCACCAAAACCACTTGACATTTTAACACTATTAATTTTAAATATATCGGCTTTGCCAATTGGCACTATACCACTTTCAATAACTGATTGAGTAGCTATTGTTGCGTTTTGGTTTGTATTTAAAGATTTTGTTTTTGAACCTGCAATTGACCTACTGACCGTTGCCAAGATTTTTACTTTATGTCCTGCAAAGTTAGCACCAAAGTCTAGGTTTAAAGTTTTACCTGTTGGCGAACCTGTTAAATTAAATATTGAATCACCTTCGTGGTTTGTGCCTGATACACTTAATACATCACCAGCTGCACCTGTACTACCTGAGCCAAGTGTCATTATAGAAACTGAAAAGTCTGAATTATTTAATGAACCAAAAGTTTCATTAGTACCTGCTGATATTGTTGCGTCACCATTTGATGATAATGTTTGAACAAATTGTCTTCTTACTGAATAATTTGTATCAGTAGCACCACTATTAGTTGCTGTCTTTAAAGTTTTTACCGTTTTGTAAGGTAGTGGAAAAACTAAAATATTATTTTCTGCACCTTGTAATTTTGCTCTTTTTCTTGTTAAGATAGAGGCAGTTGATACATCTGAACCACCAACAGCAGCTGATAAAGTTGCCTCTGTTTGTGATATAACGTTTTGAACAATTGCATTGATTGTACCACCAGCGTCATTAGTAAAAGATACACTATCACCAATTTTTAAATCTATATTAAAGTTAGTACCTTTACCTTGTAAAACTTTTGAACTATTTGCTATTGATACGTTACCTGCAATAGTTTCATTTAATCCAAAAGTAGAAGTTAAATCTGTATCAGCAGTATATTGTGGCGAACCTGCCATACCAATTTGTTTTACTGAACTAATATCTGAAGATAAAATACCTTTTCTACCATTTACATCTGCTTGAATTACGGCTGAATTACTTGAAGTTTGTCCTGTAATAGTTTCGCCAGTTGCAAAAGTACCTTTTACATTTGATAAAACTGCTAATGCGTGTTCAATATTAGGACCTGAAGTAAAAGCGGTAACGTTTTGTGCCGTTGTGCCATCTGCACTAAACAATTCAAAAGTGTTTTGAGTTGCGTTTCTTATAGAATAAACACCTGGTGTATAAGCAGCACCACCTATTTCAAAATTACCACCTGATAATGTTACCTGTTGACCGTCTCTAAATCCGTGATTAGCTAAAGTTGCAACACCAGGATTTGCAACGGAAATATCCGTAGGCGTAAATGTTCCTGTTACCGATATTGATTGTACAACACCTGTTGCACCTGAATTAGAACCGGTTACAATTTCACCTGTTGTAAATGAAACTGCTGTAAGTAAATTGATTTGAGTAAACATTTCAATATCAAAAAGATAATGTCGAAATATTCCTGAAGTATTAATTATATCATTTGTTTCTGTACCACTTACAAATTGGAAACCTCTTGATTTAGCACGACCAATTTGAGGTACGTCAAAACCTAAAGTTGTTTGTGAACTACCTCTATTAACGGTAGCCTCATTAAATAAATTTACGGTTTTAAATGCCGCTACATCACCAGAAACAAATCCTATATCTGGCGAATTAAATACATTGGTTACATTAAAAAAGTTATCTACTGAAAATCTAGTTTTATTATTATTAGCAGTATCAAAATCTCTTGCTTTATCTACACCAACAAAAGTTGTGTTAGTTTTTATATTTTCATAACCATTTACATATGATTTAAATGGTGATACACCTATTGCTAATTTACTTTCTAATCCACCATTACCTGAAGTAAATATACCTCTATTATTGCCTGAAGATAAATGTTCTCTAACATCAAAATCTGGATTAGTTAATGTGTAATCACCTGATTCGTCAAACGTTCTTCTTGCTAAAGTTTCTTCAAGAACTGCATACTCTGTATTTCTAACTAAATTTTTTATATTACCATTATCTACTCTAGCAATTTCAAAGAAATTATTATCATCTGAACTGCCTAATGTTTTCTTTGTTAATGCTAATGAAATTTTAAATCTATGAGCACCTGGGGCATTTGTATTTGAAACGCCTTGAGCTCTATCATTTAGACTAGGGTCGCCACTTGGGGTTACAAAAGATTCTGTAACCGATAAACCAATTCTATAAGATGGTGTATTTGTATATTTGTCTAATATTAAAGTTGAAGCTGAAACTTGAACAAAAAATCCATTTATGTAATATACACCACTTTGAATTGCAGCCGCTGAACCTTCGTGAGTTGTGTCAACAACAACCGTTGGATTACCTGTACCATCGGAAGTTAAAGTTTCGCCGGCGTCAAAAACAGATTTTGCATTATCAGTACCAGTTTTTGAATATTTTACAAATAATGTATCGGGGTCTGTACCGTCATTGGCAGAAACTCCGACAACATCAGCAATAACACCTGAAGTAGCACCTGTTAATGTTGTATTATTATAAACATCTATTGATGAAGCTGATTTAGAAGTTAACTTTATAGAAGTGTATGATGTATCAATTGAAACTTGGCCAGGAATAACCATTGCGCCTTGTTTAAAGACGTGGTCACCAAATCTTTCAATTTGGTTTTGTATAATAGTTTGTGATTGTGTTAACTCTCTCGCTTGTACGGCAAATGCTGGTCTAAAAAGTATTCTATGAAAATTCTTTGACTCAGCAAAATCATCATAATAGGGAGATAAGTTAAAATCAGTTGGACTTGGCATAGTCTTTTATTCCCCTTAAAATTCTATAATCAACTTGATATTCTCTGTCTGGTCTGCCGCTCTTGTTATTGGTGCTCTGTTTTCTACATATAAAACATCACCTGAATCGTGGTCAATTTCTGGTACAGAATATCCGCTGACGAATACTACATTGTTTGTTGTCGCTGAGTGTGAAGTCTCTGGTGTGCCTTGAGCACCACCTGTTCCGGTTACTACGTTAGCTCCAGAAAATGCTGTTTGATTACCATTACTATCAACACCTTCGTCATTGTGTCTTGTTTGAACATAATATAAAATTGAGTTTGTAGAATCAAATTCGACAACCTTACCAATTGCACCTGTGCTTGATTGTGTTATTTTTTCATCAACAGCAAAAGTACCTGATATACCTGTTAGTCTAATTGCTTTCGTTGCTCTTAAAGTAGCCGCACTTGCAGCTGAACCACCCGATTTTGGGTCTTTAATTAAACATACTTTTCTAAAATCGTTTGCAACTGAAACGTCACCAGAGTTTGCTGATTCTGTTCCTTCTAAACTTGTATTTGTCATTACAAAGAAAGCACCTAATTCTTGTACTGCATTTTTTCCGTGTCCGCCTTTTGGTGGAATAATTACATCTAATTCAGCACCTGTTAAACTTGTTGCACCAGCGGCAACTATTTGTGCATTTGAAATTGTACCAAAAGTATAACCTGTTCCCTCTGTTGTTACCGTAACCGCTGTTACCGCTCCTGAGGTTACCGTTACCGATACAACACCACCTGAACCATCGCCTCTAATAGGAATGCCTGTGTGTGTACCATCAGCACCACCAGAACCAGCAGTTTTAATTTTTACTATATTAATAGCACCATCTACTGCGTTTGATGAAACATCTGTATTTGTTGAAACGGCCATAAAATCTGTTGAAAGGAAATTTGATTGTTGAGAAGCAGAAAGTGAATACATATATTTCCACTTATAACCATCAGCAGTTGATATAATTGAAGATGAGTTTGTACCTGTCGGCTCAACCGTTGAAGCACCATTGTTATTATTATCTAAACACTTATAAACATTTCTTGATGAGTTTAATACATAGAAATTTGCGTCAAATAAATTTGATACACCACTATTTGAAGTTTGTAAAGTTGTTGTACCAGTAATTCTTTCTCCATAATCGTGTCTGTAAATATCGTAAGTTGTGCCAGTTACCCAATTTCTTCTAGGTGCTACAAAAGCAATATCTGTATCACTAACTTTTTTAACTGCTAAAAGGTCATCATAAGTAAATGACTCTGCGTTTAAGTTATCTGCTGGTGTAATAGGTAATACATCTGTACCTTGATTGTCTGTTCTACCATCTGCTCTTGTAGCAGTTGAGTAAGGTAGAGACCTACCAATCCCTAGATAATACGTATTTCCTGAAGCCTCTGTAAAAGATTCAAAAAATTGTTCGGAATTGTGTATTCTAAACTTGTTTGTTATAATTGCTGGCATATTTCTTTTTCCTTAATCAATATTTATAAGACTTCTCACTATGTTATATTAATTGTTCCTTGCATTGCTCCGTGGTTTGTACATTGATAATAAAGTGTTGCTGGTGTATCCATAGATACGTGAAATATAATAGCACCAGAAGCAGCGTTATTGTTGGTAACTCCAGTATTATATGCTGTACCACCTGTACCTGTTGTTGATTGTATTCTGAATGGGTGTGAACCACCAGAGTTATTAATAAAGTAATAAGTTTGACCTTTTTTTAAGTGTAAATCAGGATTATCACTTGAAGTTGAAGGGAAACCTGCACCTGTAAATCTGTAACCACTTGAGCCATT